ATTGAATCAACACTAGAAACTCAACCATCACTTAGGGCTCATCCATGTGACCAGTGTAGTTATCAAAACCACAAAGATCCATTTTACCGTAGAAACCAGTCCGCTGAGCGGAATGACGCCACGTATATATGTTTTCACGGGTAGCCCAATAATCCATAAGCAGTTCACTGTTTTCAGGAAAATAGTGCAAAAACTGCTCGAACTTGTAGGGTGAACCACGTATGCGCTTAACATAATCATTAGCAGCACGCATGGCCGGATTTATTGCCAAAATCTCCCGCTCAAGATCAGGGTACCTCATGAGCAAGGTATCGTGAACGCAGCGTAGGAACATGAGAGCTGGGCGATTAAATCCGCAGGTATCTACAGCGAGGCCGCGCAACTTCAATAGATAATGCGCCAACGTGCCTCCATTACACGTAAGCGCGGCCTTGCTGTAGTAGTCCTCAATAGGTCTAAATGGGACATACATCGTTTGCAACGGATGATCGGTATCATGTGTACGGAGCATATAAGCACGCTCCTTAATAGTATCCGGTATATCCATGGCAACGAAATACCTCTGGAGAATCTTCACCCCCTTACGAGTGATGCGACCATTATCATCCACTTCCGAGTCAACTCTCTCGTAGATGTGGCACTCTTCCATTTTGCAGCTGATACCAACGGTTCTATTTACGAACTCATTGAAGTACCATGGTTTATCATCAGGGCTACGATCAGCCCACTGCTTGCCAACGTAATATGGATATAAATAACGTGGCATCCCTGTGGCATAGTCGTCACCATATAGGAAAAGTGCCATAGGCCAGCACCTTTTCCAATGGCTGTACTCGCGCATCTTCCCAGACACAAAGAGCTGGTGGGCGACGTGCAAATACCACAACTCCCATGCTATCCACACATAAACAGTATCCCCAAAAGATGTTAGCAATGAGCCACTAAACATCATCCCGATAATCATTCTAACTATATCGGGAAAGAGGTGCAGTATTTTCGTGACGAGTTCGTCCGTAGACCACTCAGCCAAAAACCTATACACCTCATAAAGGGGATCGTTCGGGTTATGGAAGAAGATGAAGAGCATTCCCACAAAGG